TGTTCGCAACCATTGCAGTCACATCACATCCGTACTCCTTACCAACCAACCAATACTCATCGTTGTTGTTCTTAACGATGCAATAGCAACGACCTTGAGCAAGGAGCTTCATTTCGTTACGCTTGGTTGTTGACAATCTGCGAAGTTTGAAAACAACATCCGATTGATTGAATGATGTTCCGTTTTCCACAGATACATTGGTGGTGATGGTCAATGATCCAGTACCTTTCGGCAACTCGTAATCGTAAACATCACCACTTGCAACGGTTGTGCCAGTTACTTCACCACTTGCAATTGTGAATTTTGAATCAACCCAAGTGATAAGGTGGATTGATTTGATACCTCCGACTGCATCTTTGCAGTCAAGAGTGAATCCTTGTGTGAGTAAACAGGGCATATTTTATGAAGATTAAAGGGTGAAATAAACTACTTCTCCGGGGAAAGCAACCTGAACACCAGCCTTGAAAGTGAAACGAACACGAACTTCATCGTTGTCCTGTGAATACCACATTTTCACTTCTTCTTGCTCGTCAATCAAGTCAGTACCCATAAAGAAGTTTGACAAAGAACCAGCGTGAATCTTGTTAGTTCCGTTCAAACCACCAACTCCGATTACTTTCATATTAGTACCGGGGTAAACCATTTCCATTGAAGTGGCAGCATCGGCAACGTAGTGGAACAAGTTAGCGTTCTTCAAGTTAACCAACATCAACTTGTAAACATCAATTCCAACGAAGCAAACCAAGTCATTCTTTTCAGCAACGGCAGCGGGGATGTTAGCGTAGATTTGATCCAAGATATCATCAACATTCGCAGCGGTGATTGAAGTGAAGGTAGTTGGTGCAGCGTTCGCCAATACTGGAGAAGATGCAGCAACGATTTTGGTGAATCCGTCAAAACGATTCAAGTTAGGGTTACCAGAAGCGGTATCACCTTGCCACATTGCAACTTCCAAAGTTTGTGCAATAACGGCAGCCTTTTCAGCACCTACTTGCTCTTCAAAAGGAATCATAGTTGGTGAACCGGGCATGATTTGAGTTTGCATCCACTTGGCTTCCAATGTCTTTGGGCAAAGAGTTTCTTCAACTTTTACAGCACCAACGGTGATGTTTCTTTGAGTGAAGGCAGTTGTACCACTTGGGTTGTAACCACAACCGTCTGCCTGAAAGAAAACAGTTGAAGCAAGGATGTTCAAAGCGGCAGCAGATTTGATACCTACTTGAACTTGGTTAGAAGATTGCAACAAGGTTGCAGTTTTTGACCCAAAAAGGGCTTTAACCAACAAGTCAGTTGACTGTTCGTTGGTGTAATTAGCGAGTGTTCCTACTGAAAATGCCATAGTTTTATTTGTTTATTGCGTTTTTGAATTTTTTAAGTGCTTCAAACTGATCGTTCTTCTTGTTTGAAACGGGAGTTTTGATTGGGGTTTCGCTTGGTAAGTCAGCAACTTTCTCAATCAAGTCAATTGCTTTGCTCATTGCTTCCTTGTGCTGGGTGTTAGATGCAGACAAAGCCACAACCTTTGCAGACAATTCAGCGATTGCACTTTCCAACTTTGATACAACATCATTGAAATGAGATACGGTTGCAAACTCTTCTTTGGCTTCAATCTCAATTTCAATTTCAGGTTCAACGATTTCAGTAACGATACCGTCAACAGTTGTTACCAATAAACCACCTTCAACTTCGTGAGTTGCATCAGGTGCTGGAATTGAACCTTCAGCAGTTTGAACGAAGATGGCAGTTCCTACAACCAATTCACCTTCCCATTCAACGATTGTTCCATCAGTCAAAGTGGCAGTTGCCATCTCAACTTTGATTTCTTCTTCGGAGAATCCCAACATCGTGCGGATTTCCTTGAGTGTTTCTTTTGCGTTCATTTTGATATAAATTAGATTTTGTTTTTACTTGTTGCAATTTTACTTTCCATTCCACTTGGAGAGAATCTCTTTCATCTGCTCAATCAGTTGTTCTTCTTTGTCTTCGGGAAAATCAAAAACACCTTCCACCGAGAATCCTTTGAACTCACCTGATTTCACTTTTGCCCACACATCATCGTTGTCAATGAGATACGAAACAAACCACGAACCATCGGCAACTTCTTCAAATCCCTTCGGTGGCATCACTCCTCTTTCACGATCTATGATGTATGATTCAAACAAACTCACTCCATTCATTATGGGTGTCTTGTGATGTGCGTTCACGGAGTTGTACTGGTTTGACCTCGCCCACTTCTTTGCAATCTTGAAGATAGATTCCTTGTCAAAAACCACATAGTATTCACCTCTCACATCATCTCTGCGATAGATGGGTAAATCCGCAATCATCGCTGCACCGGTAACGATTCTTTTCTCCTCGTCTTGGATGGCGAATTTTATAGGCGTTTCGCTGAATGCTAAAAAGTCCTTTTGGATGGCTGCGTTTTCAACAAGCGAAACAAAGTCAATGCCTGTCTCCTCGTCAAATTCGTTGATGTCTAATTTGTAAACTGGAAGTTTCATCTTATTCAAATAGCGTTATTGTGTAACAGATACCTTTTTCAATGATGCAACCCGACCTTGTGTGCGTGATATGTCTCCCTCGGTCACATAAACTCGCTGATCAAATCCGCTTACTTGTGGCAATGTGGATGAGATTTGTGGTGCTGCCATTTGTGGCATTCCTCCTCCGCTTGACTGCATTCCAGTTGGTGCTGATGGCTGACCACCTTTGAGGATGTCTCTTGCTTTCTTTGCATTGGTCAAAATCATTGCAGCCAATCCGATGTATTTTGCAGCACCAGCAAGACCACCGGTAGCAATGTTGTCGGGTGATGGTTTCTGCGTAACATTCAATGCCCCTGATATTGCCATTGCCGTATCTGCTGCAATAACTGACAAAGCAATTGCCTTGCCCGTTTTGGTTTGCTCTCCTGCCAATGCTGCGATTGAATTTGCCAAATCTATGGATGCTTTGTAAAGTTCTTCTTTTGCTTGTTGTTTGGCTTCTTCTTGCTTGATTATTTTGTCTGCGTTCTTCTGTGCATCGTCGGTGGCTTTGTCATCAATCTCCTTTTGTTTTGCTGCTCTTTCTTCTGCAAGTTTGAGTTCCGCTGCATCCACTTCCGCAGTTGCCACAATTTGCAAGTCGTTATACTTTTGATTAATTGCTGCAATGGCTGCGGCATTCCCTTCAACTGCTTTTAATTCTTGGGCTTGTGATTCTTGAAGTGCTGCTAATTTGTTCTCATATTCTTTTTGAATTCTTTCGCCTTCATCAGTAATCAATGCCAAATCTTTTTGTCTTGCCGCATCTCGTGCAGATGCTTCTGCTGCTAAAGTGTCCTCGGTGATTTTCTTTTTCTCATCAGCAAGTTTGGCAGCATCATCCAATTCCTTTTGCGCAGCATCCTCATCAAGTTTCTTTTTATCTTCCGCACCTTTTTTGTGAATCTCGTTGATTGAAAGTTGGTATCCAGCGTTTGTGTTTTTAAGATTGTTAAGTTGTTTTTTAGTTTCAGCAATTGCGACATTTGCTTCCTTCTCAACTGACTTCGGATCAAATACCATTTTTGCAAGACCACCACTAAACGCTTCTTCTAATCCAAAATCTTGACCCAATGCCTTCCCAACTTTATCAATGGTTGTCAACAACAAAGTCAACGGCAATGTCAAGAACCGAATGACTCCTTGAAGAATATCTTGGTTTCGTTGAGCAGCCTCCATTTGCGCATTTTTCATCGTCTCTTGAGCTGTCAATTGTGCCTCAAGTTGGGTGATTACTGCGCTTGTTTGCTTGATTTTTAATTTAAGTATTTCCTCTTCACTTAACCCTTGTAGTTTTAAGATGTCATCTTGAGAATTTAGTGTATCAAGTTTGTCTTGTTCAATTTTTTCTTGTGCTTTAGAATCTGCTAAAAGTTTCTTTTGCTCGGAATCAACACCAGTAACCGCCTCTTTGATTTCATCCCAATATGCAACGATTGCACCAAGAGCCACGAGAATCAAACCAATACCAGTTGAACCGATTCCCGCCCTTATTGCAGCAAATGCCCTTTTCGCCCCAAGTGCGATGCTTGTAAAAATTGCCCTAAACTGCTGCTGAACTTTTCCCAATCCTTCAAGACCTTGAGTCAACGCCATTGCGCCTTGAAGTTTGACCATTGTCTTTTCTAAATCCTCGGACTGGTCACCAAACAAAGCCATCGCACCTTGTGCTGCTTGGAATCCATTGGCAACACCTGAAACAACGGTGTTCAGTTGCGAGAACTTATCTGGGTTAACTGCCTTTACACGGTCATTGAAGTCATCCATTCTATCCCGTGCTTGTGCGAGAGCGTGTTCCGCTTTCATTGCTTCGGGTGAGAATTCGCCAAACTGCATCACGGCTTGTTGTGCTGCGACTGTCAGTTCTCGGATTTCTGCCTTCATTGATTTGAAGTCAGGTTTGTTGACGGTTAAGTCAATAGATGCGTTTA